TAGCGCATGGAAACGAAACGATTAAAAATATGACAAATTTTGGACCATACCCACATAGAGTGGTTATGTTGGATGGTGTTTTTATGGCAATGAATCGTAAAGTGATTGAAACTGCAAGATTTGATACTGCAAATCCAGCGAAGGCTCATTTTTATGATCTTGACTTTTCTTTAAATTGCCATAATATGGGTCATAAGGTTGGTGTTGGAGATATTTATATAAATCATGAATCTCCAGGATTAAAAGAGTTTACAGATGAGTGGAAAGCAGCCGAAAAGTGGTTTTTGAACAAATATGAATCTTGATTTAGAACATTTTGAAAAAATATTAGCAAGACAATGCCTAATTGATGCAACTTACTTAAATGCAATTGCAGATTATATAAATCCCGAATATTTTGAAGACAAAAGAATTTCGAAATATTTTGAAATAGTTAGAAATTTTTACGATAAAAGGCAAAAATTGCCAAGTATGACAGAAATTAAGTCATACTTAGTTGAAGATTCTTTAAAAGAAGGATTTAAACAACTCGTATCATCTTTTAAAGATCTAGATAAAAATTTAGATATTGATGAATTATATGAAAACACTGAAATTTTCTTAAAAGAGAAGAGCGTTTATCATACTTTATTAAAAGTTGCAAATGATGTATCTGATGGTGTTGTAGACACATCAAATATACTTGAGCAGTTTGAAAAATCATGCAATATTAAATTAGTAACTGACAATGGATTAGAAATATTTTCAGATTCTGATCGTATCATTGACGATATTACAAATGTTGAAAAAACAATTCCATCGAAGTGGGAGTGGTTAGATAATGCATTGGGTGGAGGCTTTAGAGAAGATGGAAAATCATTATATATTTTCGCTGGACAGACAAACATTGGCAAGAGTATATTTCTTGGTAATATAGCAGCAAACATTGCTAAACAAAATAAAACGGTTCTTGTCATTTCACTTGAAATGAGTGAAATGTTATACGCAAAAAGAATATGTTCAAATATAACAAAAATTCCACTTAAAGAATTTCAATCTTCTTGTAAATCTTTACAACATTTTTTGAAATCTGAGAAAGAGAAATTTCCAAAGAGTAAAATTTTTATTAAAGAATTTCCTCCTAGTACAGTTACTCCGAAACAACTCACAGCATTTGTCAAAAAATTCCAAGATTCTGGCGAGAAAGTAGATGCTATTGTTATAGATTATGTTAACTTGCTTCATTCCACTATAGGTTCTAATTCTTATGAACGTGTGAAATACATATGTGAGCAGGTTCGTGCTATGAGTTATATATTTAAATGTCCTATTATTAGTGCTACACAGCTTAACAAGTCAGGTTTCAATACTGACAATCCAGATTTGGCTACAATTTCAGAATCTGTAGGATTAGCAGCCACCGCTGATGTTATTGTATCTATTTTCCAAAATGAAGAAGATCAAGAATTGGGATTGATTAGATTGGGCATGATGAAAAATAGATACGGTCCGAGAGGAATGGTTCAACCCATGAAAATTGATTATTCTACATTGAGTATCGTTCAATCTGATGAAGAAGAAGAAATGATCAACGAAGAAGACCTTTCATTACTTGAAAAATTTGCAAATTAAATTAAATCATATAATACATGAATGTATTTTTATGGACAAACTGTGATTTAGATGGAGTTGCATCTACTATTATTTTGGGTAATGCGTTTGCTAAATCCAATTTTGATTATCAATGTGTATTTTTCGGAGACTTTGAAAAGAAATACACAGAATGGTTCAATGAGAATTCGAATAAATATGATAAAATATTCATAGTTGGGATTCCATTAGATCAAAATACCATTAATAAAATTGATGATAAAAAAGTTATTATTATTTCTGATAAAAAAGAAAATATAAAGGTATATGATTCTACATTGATAGATGACGATACAACATCATGTACGAAATTATTATACAAAAAATTTAAAGATAAATTTGAATTTTCATCAGACCTTAAAAAATTAATAGTTTATGTAGATGATTATAATAGTTATGAATTAAAAACAAGAGAGGCTAAAATATTAAATGGTCTTTTTAGAAAAAGTGGAAATAATAGATTTTATAACTTTGTAAACAAGTTCTGGTCTGGTTATCAAGAGTTGTCAGAATCTGAATTAAGATTATCATCATCTTTTTATAAAGATTTAAATTCTGAACTTGAGAATTTATGTTTATATCAAGGAGAGTACAAAGGTCACAGTGTAATTGCTACTTTTGCTAAAGGAAGCGCTAATGAAATAGCCAATTCGTTATTGGATAATTATGATTATGAAATTGCAATCATAGTAAATGTTAATACTCAGTTTGTTTCTTTTAGAAAGAAAAGAAACTCATCAGCTGATATAAAATTCATGGCAGAAAATATTTGCAACGGAGGAGGAAGTGTCAATTCTTCTGGTGGGAAACTTACTCAAAAATTTTTAGATTTTACAACAACATTAATTGAATTATGATAGCTCCCCCGTACACCACACTCATTGAAAATGAACAAATGCATTTGTTTATGTGTTACTGCACGTTTATTATGAATATCCAAGGTAAGAAAATGTCAGTGCAGAACGTCTTCGTTTTCACATTACAAAATGAAAAAATGAAAAATTTACTTAAAGACATTTTATCTATTGACACTGACTATGAAGTTGTTAAACTGTTTTTGGAATTCGATCCAAGTCTTGTAAAGAGCAAGTATGTTACAAAATATCTAAACAGTTGTAATAAAAATAAAAAAAATGCTAAAACTAAACGATAATCAAAAGCGCATTTATAATTGTCATTTAGCTATATCTAGAAAAGTAAAAAATTTACCATTTAAACAAAAACAAAACTTTGATAATTTAGAAGAGAGTAAACTTATAGTTTTACAAAAAATAGAAAAATTTTTAAATTCTAATAAAACTGTAGTTATTGATTATTTCTTTATTGCTCCTTATAAAATATATCCAGATGAAACTTATTTTTCTTTGGAATACTATACTACATTAAAGGCGATCACTTGTTATACTAATTATATGAAAATTTTAAATTCTGAAGATCCAGATTCTTCAGAATCATTGGAGAGATTTTCAAATTCTTTAAAATTTATATTGAAATTCTGCAAAGACTGTGATATTTCTTTGGAAAAATATAAAACATATTCTACAGGAACCTTACCATCTTTTATAGATCATTTGAAATCTCACAAAATAAATTATTACACTTTACACGCCTTGACATTTTCAAATATTGATGTAGATTCAGACATACTGAATTTTGCTTTTGGAGATTTTTGGAAAACCTTTCAAGTCACAAGAAACAAATATCAGTCTTCTAAGAAAATGAAAGTTTTTGGAAAACAAGCAATAGAAAAAATAAAACAAACATTAAACAAACATGACAATATTTAAAGTTTCTATATATTTGACATTTGCTCTTGCTTTTCTAAAATTAGTTGGTATCCTTAATATAAGTTGGATGTGGGTGATGTCACCGATATTATTCTTAATCCTAACTTTGATTGGTATATCAATATTAGCATTAATAATAATAACATTAACAATTAAAATCATTAAAAAAATTAAACAATAATTATCTATGAAAACGACAAAAACTAAATTCAATGCAAGCATGTTTGAAAAAATCAAAGATGCTCTTAATAAAACAAATGAATCATCTGGAAGCAGTGCATTTGCGAATGTAATGAAGTTCCCTGCTGGGAAAACATATACCGTTCGTCTTATTCCAAATTTGGATGATCCAGAGAAGACATTTTTCCACCACTACACTCATGGTTGGAAAAGCAAGGTGACTGGTAGTTATATTTCAACACTATCTCTTCAAACATTTAATGATCGTGATCCAATTACCGAAACGTTTTGGAAACTTATTAAATCTGAAGATCAATCAGAAAAAGAACTTGGTAAAATCATTCGTCGTAAGGAAAATTGGTTTGTTAATATTTATGTTATTGATGATCCATCAAATCCAGAAAACAATGGGACCGTTAAAGTTCTGAAGATTGGACCACAAATTAAGAAGATTATTGATGACGCTCTTACTGGCGATGGTGCTGATGAGTTTGGCGCTCGTATCTTTGATCTTGGTCCAGAAGGTGCTAATTTGAAGATCAAAGCGGAAGGTCGTGGTGATTATACCACATTTGAATCTTCTGGCTTTTATAACAAGCCAGTTCTAAATCTTGATGATGAAGAAATTGAGGATATCTATTCAAAGGTTCACGATCTTGAACAGATTTATCCAGTTAAAACATTTGACGAGCTTGAAGAAATTTTAAACACTCATTTCTTTGGGAAATCTTCAGATACTGAAAAAACAAAACCATCATCAGTTGTAGCTAAATCTACAGCATCGAAATATGATCAAGAAGATGAAGAAGATGAAATCCCTTTTGATTTCCCTGCAAAGAAAGAAGTTAAAAAAACCAAACCACAAATCGAAGATGTCGATGATGAAATCGATGCATTGTTAGATCAACTCGATAGCTGAATATGTTGACTCCCGAAGAAAAACAAGCATTGATTGAATTTGCTGGTCCAATGTTTGCATTGGGTAAGGATATAGACTCAATGTATTTCAATGATCAGCAACCGAAAGTTGATGGCATGAGGGATGGCGGGATATCTAGCGGTATTAAAAATGCACTTGAGAGAGATTTTAGATCCTCTCAAGTGCGTCAAACGCCAGTAATATCGCCTCAGTCTATTGAAATTGCTCAAACATATCAACCTGTGATTCCTCAAACACCACAACTAGTTCAAATTCAACCACAATCTACAGTTGATGAGAATCAGTTAGAATTAAAATTCAATAAATCTGAGCAAGAGACGACAAATGAATTGTTAAGAAAACAGAATAAAATATTAGAAGATTTAAATAAAAAAATTGATAAATTACTTACATTAATACAACATGAGCCAGAAGATAATTCTTAACAAAAGTAACTTTCTTTTTTTATTAGAATCATTATCTAAAATAAATGATACCGCCATTCTTAATATTAAGAATGGCGAAATTTATTTTATATCAAACAGCGAAGACGCATCTTTAATATTGTGGGGAAGAACAGAAATCGATTTTGAAGAGGAAAAAGTATTAAACATTCCATCGGTTTCTAAACTATCAAGCGCTTTAAAAATGTGCGATGGTTCGGATGATATCACTTTAATTTTAAACAATAATAATTTAGAATATAGAGGCAATAAGATAAAATTTAAATATCATCTATATGAAGATGGACTCATTGCAAAAACAAAAATGAGTTTGGAGAAAATTAAAAGCATATCTTATGATATAGAATTTAATGTTTCTAAAAATTTCATAAAAAATTTGTTAAAAACCAATTCTGCGTTTTCAGATTCTAATAAACTATACATATATACAAATGATGGTCAATTATATTGGAGTTTGCAAGACAAAACATCATCAAATAGTGATGTTATATGTATAACATCTGGAAATGTAGATTTTGAATTATCTGATTTTATTATAAATTTAGATAATTTACGTCTTTTAACTTTCATAGAAGACAATGATTTTAATTTTAAAATCAATACAAAGTTTGGAGTTGCTAATATAAACTTGAATTTTGAAAAAGTTTATCTAAATTATATTATATCAAGTTTAGTAAAATGAATAATAAAAATAAAATATCAACCTTTAGTTATTTCTTAAAAAGACTCCGCGATTCGGGATTCATTGCAATTAAATTATTTAAAGATTATGGACAGCAAGATCCTAGAAAATGGAGCGTTATGGTAGATCCTGGCGGAAGAAGCGTCATGATAACATGTTATCAAAATAAAGAATTTAAAGGAGATCTCATGTTTGAAATAAATGATGGTGGGTCATTCTTTCCAAAAAATTATAATTTAAAAACAAGCTCGATGGAAATTATAATCACAACATTGTTGGAAAAAATGGTTCCTCAGAAGTATGATGACCACGTATATTTTAAAAAAGAAGAATCTCCAATTTAATATTGTGTGACATTAAATAATTATATGGATAATGGGGATGACAATTATTCAGATGATGAAATTAAAAAACTTTTAATAGATTCATTAAAAATAAAATTAAAAGATGATAGAAAAAAACCATCTAAGGTAATATTAAATCAAGCCATTACAGCATCGCTGAGTGAATTTTTAACTTGTTTTAAGTTGATAGGTTATGATATAGATGGAAATCCAGTTAGGCTCACTATGAGCAAAACAAAGCTGGATAAATCAGCTTTGGACAATGCATTCATAGAAGAATTTGGAGATTTTATGAACAGAAAAATAATGGATGGTTGATTATGTTTAACTTTTTTAAAAAAGGTCCAAGATTTGGAGATGTATACGCAGTCCAAACTGGTGATTATGCTGGTCAAATGTTTATTTTGATATCAAAAAATGAAGATGATTATGATTTTTTAGCATCTCCACTGATGGAAAATAGAAAAGTACCATTAGATAAGTTTGACTTTGCTTTAAACGAAGGTATAATTGAGTATGTTGAAAGACTCCCAAAATTTGTCCGCAATATTGCGAGGGCTCAACACGAAGAAAACGAAAAAACTTGAAGAATTACCTACTGATTATGTAATAGCTAAGTTTTTTGAGTTGGGATTTTATCCAAAACATAATAGATTCAATGATACATATCAGTGTTCTTGCCCAATATGCAAAGAAGGTAAAAGTTTTGGAAAAAAGAAACGTTGTTTTTATATACCAGAAAATAATTTAATATATTGCCATAACTGTGGATGGAGTAGTAATCCTTTAAAATGGATTATGCGTGTTTCTGGGATGAATTATGATGAAATTCGTCGTGAAATATCAGATGATTCTTATGATTTATTGGATGTGATGTCAATAAATGAGTCTGTTAAAGTTAAAAAAACCCCATCTTTACCAGATGATTGCATTAATTTATTCGATTCTATTCAATTAGAGTATTATAAAGATAATAATATAGTTCAAACTGCTTTAGATTATTTAAAATCTCGTAGATTAGACACTGCAATCAATAAACCAAGCGCATTTTATATATCTTTAAATGATTTTAATCATAAAAATAGATTAGTTATACCATTTTTAGATACTTCTGGTAAATTTATTCATTATCAGACCAGAAAAGTTGTTAAATGGGATGAAAAACCAAATTATTTATCAAAAATTAACTCCGATAAATCAATTTTTGGGATAGAAAGGGTGGATCCTTCACTAGATGATGTATTTATATTCGAAGGACCGCTGGATGCCTGTTTTGTGCGTAATGGAGTAGCTGTAGCGGGTATCAACGAGGGGTATCACAAGTTTACAACGATTCAGTTGGAACAATTGGAAGAACTTAAGTTCTTTAATAAGATTTGGGTGTTGGACAATCAATGGATTGATGAAACCGCAAGAAAAAAGAGTATAGTGTTATTAGAACAAGATGAATGTGTGTTTATTTGGCCTGAGAAGTATAAACAGTTTAAAGATTTCAATGAATTGTGTATTGATAAGAAAATAGATCAAGTTCCTATAGATTTTATCAAAAAAAATAGCCAATGTGGACCATCGGCTATTGTAAAATTTAAATTATTGTTTAATAAAATTTAAATTTTATATTAATTAACAGAAAAATGAGGATACTTGACCAATCATGCCCAACATACTCAATCCAAATGCTAATGGAATAGCTACATATTTATATTTTGGATTTTTGGTCTGTGCCATAAATCCAAGGAATGCCTGATGAAGAGAAGCTAAGTCTGATGCAACTCTGGATATTTTAGTTTGTTGGGACTGCTTCATTTTATCAAAAATAGTGTCTGGTTCAGCGTTCGCGAGTCTTGATTGCATACTTGCACTGTCTCCACTATTAAGAATTTTCAAAAATGAATCAATATTATCAATCCAACCTTGCAATTCAGTTACTATTTGATCATTTCTTTTTGAAATGCCATCATCTATGTCAGTTTGCGCTTTCACCAAATCATCAATATTAGCATCGAATTGAGCTGGGTCTGTATTATCATCCAATGAAGCTTCCATAGCGTCTCTTTCTAATGAAAGGTCTTCATCAGCTTCTAACATCATTTTGAATCTCTTAGCGTATAAATTGCTCAT